AGTGGCATTGATAGCTATCGTTATTTGATTATCAAGACAGGTAGTGCGACTTTCACAGTCTTGGCAAGCAACACACAATTTAAGGCTTAAGCCATGCCATTACAAGCAACTTCTGGTGCGGCTAGTTACGATGCCTTTGGTGGTGGTGTTCCTGTTGCCGTTAACTACATTGAAGATGTGTTTTCTTGTTTTCTCTACACAGGCACAGGCGCTTCACAAACCATTACCAACAATATTGACCTGTCTACTAAGGGTGGGCTGACTTGGATAAAAGGCAGAAGTGGAGCAACTGGTCATCGCTTAACTGACACGGCAAGGGGTGCAACAAAATCACTTGCATCAGAAACAACTGCCGCACAAGTAACCGAAACAACAGGCTTAACTGCATTTGGCACAACTGGCTTTACGATTGGTGCAGATGCTGACTACAACACCTCTGCGGCTACCTATGTGTCGTGGACATTCCGCAAGCAACCAAAGTTCTTTGATGTTGTGACTTATACGGGGAATGGAGCAAATAGAAGCATATCCCATAATCTTGGGTCAACTCCTGGGTGTGTGTTTATTAAATGCACAAGCATTGCAGAGAACTGGCTTGTCTATCATCGCTCATATGGCGCAACAGGCGGGGCTTTTCTTAATACAGACGACCAGTTTTATGCTGACTCAACTTATTTTAATGATACAGCACCTACATCAACAAATTTTACTCTTAGCACTGCTGGTCAAGTAAACACCAATGGAGACACCTACGTTGCCTACCTATTCGCCCATGACGCAGGAGGCTTTGGCCTAACTGGTACAGACAATGTGATTTCGTGTGGGTCGTTTACTAGTGATGGTTCTGGTAACGCAAGCGTGACTCTTGGATATGAGCCACAGTTTGTAATGCTTAAATCATCTAGTGCCGCAGGCAACTGGAATATGTTTGACGTAATGCGTGATATGTCGTTCTCAAACACAAGGTGGCTAGTTGCAAATACAGCTGATGCAGAAAATTCACTTGGCACTAGATGGATGATTCCAAACGCTACTGGATTTAGTTCAACTAATGGCAACCTTGCAATCGACACTACTTACATCTATATAGCCATTCGTAGAGGCCCAATGAAAGTGCCAACTGTAGGGACTAGTGTGTTTGGTTTATCTGCTAGAACTGGTACTGGTGCAAATGCTACTGTTACGGGTGGTCAGACTGATGATGCTGTGTTAATTAAAAATCGTGGCTCGGCTGTGGCATCTTTATTTTCCTCAAGACTTACTGGCAAAGGGTATCTTGTAACGTCATCTACTGCGGCAGAAGTGTCGGCAGGGACAACCATACTTCAAGCCAATCCTTGGGATGTAATGGATGGTGTCAAAGTTGGAACAACGTCAACAATCACAAACGCAAGTTCAAACACATTTATAAATTATTTGTTTAAACGTGCTCCTAGCTTTATGGATGTGGTTTGCTATACAGGGACAGGAACGGCTACGACTCAAGCACATAACTTGCAAAAAGTTCCAGAATTAATGATTGTAAAAAAACGAAGTGCTATTGAAGACTGGCCAGTTTATCCTAATAGTGCTACAGAATATTTATTGCTTAATGCAACACAAGGAATAGGTGGTGCTGGAACACTTTGGAATAATACCACCCCAACAAGTTCAGTATTTTCTATTGGTACGTCTAGTTTTGTAAATACTTCAGCTGCAACTTACGTTGCATATTTATTTGCAACTTGCGCTGGTGTTTCCAAAGTAGGCTCATACACAGGCACAGGCGCAGACCAAGTCATTGATTGTGGCTTTACTAGTGGCGCACGATTTGTATTGATTAAATGCACAAACGATACTTTTGGTTGGTTTGTTTACGACTCAGCTCGTGGCATTACATCAGGGAATGACCCATATTTGTTTTTGAATAGCACAGCCGCTGAAGTAACTAGTACAAATGGAGTTGATACAGATAGCACTGGATTTAAGGTCACATCAACAGCACCAAATGGAATTAACTTTTCTGGAAACAGCTACATCTTCTTGGCTATCGCATAAGGAAAAATCATGCAAATACGAACACAATCAGGCGCAGTCATGTACGAAGCAGAATTTCGTGCATACACAAAAGCCAATGGTGGCCCATCATGGGACATAACAACAACTGAGGTCTTAACGGCTTTGGGTGCTGATGTAGTCTTTGAAGGCGCACAAGCAACTGGCGGTACTGTTTACCAATACTCTCAAGCACAAGGTGTTGAGCAAGTAGATGGTAAGTGGTACACAAAGTATGTTCTTGGTCCTATCTTCATTGACCAAGTGGTAGATGGTGTAACTACTACTGCTGCTGAACTAGAAGTGGCTTATAAGGCTTCTAAGGATGCTGAACAGGCTAAGAGTGTTCGTCAAACTAGGGACACTAAGTTAGCTGAGACTGATTGGAGATTCCGTAGCGATATGACTCCATCACAAGAGTGGAAAGACTACTGCCAAGCATTGAGGGATGTTCCTACACAAGTTGGTTTCCCTTGGACTATCGTGTGGCCTACACAACCGGAGTAATAGATGACTAAAGCAAGAACACTAGGTAATTTTGTATCGACAGGAAATCCCCTGTCTGATGGAACTATTGCATACTCAGAAATATCAGGTACTCCAACACTTCCAGCAGGAACTATTGTAGGCACAACAGATAGTCAAACACTTACAAATAAAACTCTGACTAGCCCTGTTGTTAACACACCAACAGGTATTGTTAAGGGTGATGTAGGTCTTGGTAATGTTGATAACACTTCAGATGCTACTAAGAATTCAGCTTCTGTAACATTAACTAACAAAACACTAACAAACCCTACAGTTACAAACTATGTAGAAACTCCATATTCTGCTAATAGTTCTACAGCCATTACGATAGACTTGGCAAATGGCACAGTACAGATCATCACCCTAACAGGCAATGCAACCATTACCATGCCAACGGCAACAAGTGGTAAGTCTTTTATCATGTTTTTAAAGCAAGATGGAACAGGCTCACGCACAGTTACTTGGTCAACAGTTAAGTGGTCTGGCGGTACAAACCCAACAATCACAGCTACTGCAAGCAGACAAGATATTTATTCTTTCTTTGCTGATGGCACAAACTGGTATGGTGTCGTTGTTGGTCAGAACTACACACCATAAGGACTGATAAATGTTTGCAGCATCAAAAACAGATTCAGTCTCTGCCGCAGGGCCAGATGGTCAATTTAACTACGTCACCATGCTATTACATGGCGATGGGACTAATGGCGCACAAAACAATACTTTTGTAGATAGCAGTACAAATAATTTTTCTATTACTCGAACTGGAACTGGAACGCAAGGAAGTTTTACACCTTATGGTAACAATTGGAGTAATTTCTTTTTAAATACTGGAAACGCAAACCGACTTAGTTGGACGTTTTTTGGCAGTCCACAACAGGCCGCACTTGCTGGAACAAACTCAACAATCGAGTTTTGGATATACAGACTGCCAAAGTCAGGCACATACCAGTGTATATTTTCGACTGCAAATGACCGCAATAATTTTATCGTTGACGATACCAACACTTTAATAATAACCAGCAATGGTGGAACAACGCTGTTTAGTATTAGTGCAGACACATATATTCCGTTTAATACATGGATGCACGTTGCGCTTAATTGTTCAGGTACTACATGGACTTTGTATTTTAATGGTACGGCTTACGGCACATATTCAGGCGCAGATAAAAGTAGTTATAGTTCAGGCACAGCGCAGTTAGGCGCACGCAACGACATGAATGGTTGCGGATATTTATCCAATTTTAGAATTAGCAACATTGCTAGATATTCTGGAAACTTTACTCCACCAACTGCACCATTTGTTTCTGATTCAAACACAAAGATGTTAACGTGCCAAAGTAACAACTTTATTGATACAAGTTCTTCTGCACAATTTTTAACTGTTAACAACAATTCTTTAAGCATTGAGCGTTTTAATCCATTTGGTATTTCTACTGCATATTCCACCAGCGTAATTGGTGGTTCAATGTATAGTCCTAATGCAAACAACTACGTGTCTTTTAGCCCAAGTTCTACGTTTGCTTTTGGAACTGGTGACTTTACAGTTGAAGGTTGGTTTTATTCAATAACAAATTCTTCTTTTGGAATTTTTGATTCAACAACTAATGGTTCATATTGGGCTTTACGTGCGGCTTCTGGTGGAGGTCAAGGTGGGCAAATCTTTTATCAATCTGCATCAGGCATTACAAACGCACTAACAATAAATAGTGCTTTTGCAAAAAACACATGGGTTCATGTTGCACTTGTGAGGTCGTCTGGAACTTCAACCATTTATGTGAATGGTGTTTCTGCTGGTAGCGTTTCAGATACAACAAATTACACCGCAACGACAACGTATCAATCAGGAACTACGTCTGACCATATTGTTTATGGCAACAATTCTTCCATCAATGGTTATATTTGTGATGCAAGGGTAGTTAAAGGTACTGCTGTTTATACAGCCAACTTTACTCCACCAACTGCACCACTTACTGCTGTGTCTGGAACAAGCGTCTTATTGTCAAATAAAAACGCTGGCATCTTTGACAATGCCATGATGAACAATTTACAAACTGTTGGCAATGCACAAATTTCTACAAGCGTGAAGAAGTATGGAACAGGGTCTTTGGCGTTTGATGGAACAGGGGATTATATTGTTTCAGCATTAACTGGAACATTAAATTTAAATTTAGGTAGTGGCTCATACACATTAGAGTTTTGGGTTAATCCAAATGCTTTAACAAATGAAGCACGAATGGTAACGATTGAAGTCCCATCCTCTACAACTGTTGGTGTCATTATGGGTGGTGGTGGTGCTGGTGGTTCAAATAATGATATTCAAGTTAACCAATTTGGTGCTGGAACTCGTTTAAATGCTACTGCTGTTTTATCAACTGGAACATGGGTTCATGTAGCTGTTACATACAATGGAACAACATCTACGCTTTGGATTGATGGAGTTTCAAAAAATACATACGCTGGAAGTGTTTTCCCCAATGCAAATTGTTATGTAACGATGGGCGGTTCTGTTAATTATTCTTCTTCAACATTCAATGGTTATCTTGATGATGTAAGAA